CGCGAGCGGGAGAGAAATCGCTATCACCGCTAGGACCGCCCGCAGAGGATAGCCGCATGCACGTTTTTCTTGACCAAGCCTGTTTTGTGAAGTAAGTTTGTTTACCTAAATGTCGCATCGCCGCAAGAACAGGAGCCATTGATGACCGACTCAACCGCTATCATCACCGAACCCAAGCCGCTTGGGTGGCTTAGCGTCATCGAAAAAATGCTGGACAAGGGAGGGAACACGGAACTCCTCACCAAGGTTTTCGAGATGCAGCAAGCCCACGAACGCGAGCAGCAACGCAAGGAATTCGTGCAAGCTTTCGCCGCGTTCAAGTCTGAGGCCCCCAGCAGCGTCGAACGGACGGGGAAAGTCGGATTCGAGAGTAAGGGAGCAAAGGTCGGTTACGAACACGTCGAACTGGACGTGGCTTGCTCCGCTCTTGTGCCGATCCTGGCGAAACACGGCTTGGCTCATTCATGGGAGACGCAACAGGCCGATGGTGGGCTTATCACCGTTACCTGTCGTCTGGAGCATCAGGGGGGCCATTCCAAGGCCGTCACGTTGCGAGCGATGCCGGACGGGAGCGGGGCGAAGAACGCGATTCAGGCTGTGGGGTCCGCCATCACTTATCTGGAGCGTTACACGTTCATGGCCGTGTGCGGGATGGCACAACGCGGGGCGGATGACGACGCAACGAAAGCGGCAACGGACGCGGAACTCACGGATGAGCAATGGCAGACGATCAACGGATTGGCGGAGGCGATAGGTTTATTCTCCAAGGAAAACGCCGCATGGCTTGCGAAGTGGCTGAAGTGGGCGGAACTGGAAAAGCTTTCTGACTTGCGGGCGAGTAAGTATGAAAAGTTTCTGGCGGCTCTGCGGGCGGAGAAAGCGAAGAGGGAGAAGACGGCCAAGTAAAAATCAGTGGAGAAAGAAATGCACGTAATCGAATGTGAGCAGTGCTCACCCACCTGGTTTGAACTCCATCGCGGAATCTTGACGGCATCAAATGCCAAGAAGATCATCACTCCTGGCGGAAAACCATCAGAGCAGATGCACGGCGTTATCTGTCAGTTGCTTGGCGAAATTGCTAACCCTGGACCGAACGTTCCCGAGGGGTACGTTTCGCAGGCTATGATTCAAGGGACTACTTTAGAACCAGAGGCTAGACGATACTACGAATTGACGCGCAATGTTGATGTCAAGCAGGTTGGCATGATTTTTTCCGACGATTACCGTTTTGCGTGCAGCCCAGACTTCATCGTTGAGGAAGATGGCGTTATCGTCGGTGCTGGGGAGGTAAAGGCACCCCAGTATAACACACAGATTGCTCGCCTCTTGGACGGAGAATTTCCTTCAGAGATTCGGCCGCAATGCCATTATCAACTGGCCGTGACTGGTTTGCCCTGGGTGGATTTCATGAGTTATCGAAGTCCGTTGCGGGAAGTCCTGATAAGGGTCTTTCCCGACGCCTACACGCTGAAGGTTCGGGCCGCGATGGAAGTCTTCTGGACGGAATTCGTCGCTGCTCGCGAGCGTATTTTCCCTGGGCGAGATTTCAGCACATGGACTAAGGACCGTATCGCCAAGATAGCGGGGAAGTAACATGGCCAAGCCTATTGAAGCGTGTTACCGTCTTATCGGAGCAAAGGTCGAACACATACGCTCGGCTCTTGGATGGACACAAGAAGAACTGGCCGAAAAGATCGGCTTGAAGAGAACGAGCATCGCCAACATCGAAGCCGGTCGCCAGCGGGTTTTGCTGCATGACATAGAGAAATTCGCCATGGCGTTCAACACGACGCCAAAACAACTTTTACGGGGTATCTGGACGTGAATTTAGATGGCGAACAGGTACGATCAGCTGCTCTTGCGGCCAACATAACCGAAGTTCCGCACCATCCATGCGGCGTTTGCGGTGTATGGACGCATTACATAATCAGAGATGGCAACTTGTATTTCGATTCTAGTTGCAATTGTAGTTCATACGAACCGGATCAGGTTAAGAGAACTTGGGAATCGGCGGCGTCATGGATCAACATGCAGACACAACCGGAACATCGTGAACGGATCATGAAGGATTTTGGGATTGGAAAAATGCCAGCCAAAGAAATCCACACTTTCACCGCGTTCCGTGAAAACGGCGACGAAATCTACAGCGGAGTTATCAATTCTGTCGATAACCTCGAAAAAAAGTTGGCGTTTTATGCGGACGGCCATCCCATTGTGCATCGGATAGTGGTGAGTAAATTCGTTTTCACGGAGGAACGCGAAATACCCGTTAACCGCGATCCTGAGCGGCTGAAGACTTGGAACGAAAGGAATGAGCGATGACATTCGCGATGACCTGCCGGTAAACCCCGTGAGCCTATGGGATGGATTTACTGCGATGAATGATTGGAAATCGGAAGCAAACGAACGCTCTGAAAACTTTTGCCAAACGGGAGAACTGCCGATGGACTTTGCCGATCTTGTGGCACAGGGACGGGAACGCATTGCTGCCAAACGGCAAGCTGAAGACGCCGTCAAAGCGGAACGCGACCGAGCGGCGCGGTTTGCCACTGAACGACATTGGGGAGCACTTATGGAGTGCGTCCAGAAAGCTCTGCCGCAATGTTTGTGGCCGTGGTTCAATAGCGATCTGGACATCGAACTGGCACGCGAAGAGGAGGGTACGCTGCAGTTCACGGGCGGATTTCCAGATGCCACGCGGTCCACGGACCACTTCACGCTGCGAATCTCGCCTCCTGGTTGTGCCGAGATAGCTACGGAGTTTTTCTACCATACCAAGGAATCGGCATGGAAACATCACGTCAGCGCCGTTGACCGATATGACGAAGGAACGTATCGCGTCACGGTATACACCACGGAATACACGCGAAGCGATGAAGCCAAAGCTATTGTTCTGGCAGTTCGCAGCCGCGATTGCATCTTCCGCAATGACCTGCCCGAAGCCCTGGCGCTCGCGGAAGAACAGGGACGCGAACGGGAAAAGCTGCTGATCGAATGCGAGAAAGAGAACGCCGAACGAGAGTCACGCAAGGCGAAGATCAAGACAGCGCGGCAGAAACTGATCGAAGCTTTGGCGGACGTGGCTGAAGAGGTCGTGGATGCCGTGGCAAAGGAGGCGAAATGACCATCGACGAAATCCGCCAGAAGTCACCACCACCCGTGCGGTGCGTTTACCAAAACTGGCCATGTGAGGGAGCCTGTGTCGGCGGTTTGGTATGTATGGCTTTCGGCAACCCCTACAGCTTCCCGACTGCTTCATTGCTGGCCCATTACCTCGCGAAGGTCAATCCGTCTTTGTCGCCGCTGACCGCCAATACCTTCGCCGAACGCATCATCATTATGAATGACCGTGGAGATTTTGACGCTGCCTGGCAAGCCGCCAAAGACGCGGAGAATTGGAGGCCGCCGCTATGAAAGCCAAAAAGATCAAGCAATGCGTAACGCAACTCGTGATCTTCTCCCGTTGGGAAGAATGGGACGAGGACGCCGACCGACTGGCAACGTCTGCCCAAGATTCGCAGGTTCACGCGGATCGGATGGTGGAGTTGATCCGAGAAGCGATTGCGGATGGAATAGGAGGATTGACCGTGGTTAAGAAGGTCTCCGCAGTTCCCGTTCCGTTAGAAGGTTTCATCTATCAATGCATATCGTGTGGTCGAACCGTGGAGATCATGAACCCATACCCAGGCGACTCGTTTCCGCCTGACGATGAAAAGTGTTCTCACAGATGGGAACCGACGTTGCCGTTTTAGGAGATAGGTAAATGTCCAAAAACATATCGAAAGCTGGCATAATGGCTCTGCAAGCTTGGCTGCCCGAAGAATGCGGATTTATTCTCATCACCCAGACGCGAGAAGGCGGCGCGGTGGATTCCAATGTGCCGCGAGAGAAGCTGATTCAGGTTATCGAAGAAACTCTGGCCGATCTTCGAGAAAAAGTGGCCGGTTGATCTTGCCGATGGTGGGCGGATGGCTACACTTTATTTAGTCCTTGACCCGGACAAGTCAAAAAAGACACATGAAGCGAACTCCCCCCGCAGGGCACTTCTGCCGGGTCAAGGGATTTTCCTTGCGGGGAGGAGTCTTTTCTTGAGGCAGGTATAATGGACTATATCATCGATAAAGAGATTGAGTCACTTCTCACCCCGCCGACGAAAGAAGAATACGACACGCTCGAAGCGACCATCCTCAAGTATCTTCACGTCGATCCAATCGTTATTGCCATCTTGGACGGCAAGAGGATTCTGGTGGATGGCCACAATCGCCGGTCTATTTGCGATCGCCACGGGATACCTCTACCGCAGCGGGAACAGAAGTTTTCAAGTCGCGAAGAAATGGTCCAGTGGGTCATCGACAACCAGTTAGGACGGCGCAATCTCACGGAGGAGCGCAAGGCTTATTATCGCGGCAAAGAATACCTGAATTTGAAGAAATCCGAGGGAAATCCCCAACTGGGACAAAATGTCCCAGTTGGAAGTCCCCCTGGAGAGACAGACGAAGCTCTTGGCAAAAAACACGGAGTTTCTGGTAAGACAATTCAACGAGATGCCGCATTCGCTGAAGCCGTCGATCAACGTCCAGAAAAGGAAAAAGCGGCGATTCTTGACGGCAAGATTGACGCGACAAAACAGCAAGTTATTGATGGCGGTCCGTTGCTCTGCACCGCATGTAAAACGAAACTCCGCAAGGGGCAAGAACTGCCGACGAAATGCCCTGACTGCAAGCAACTGAGAGAGGCGAATAAGGCACCAAAGCCGACAAAACCCGACACATCCGAACCTCTTCCGGTCGATGCATTCGGAACAGAAGTCCCTAAGCACTGTCGGCCCGCTTATCTTGATCCGTGGATTCAGAATACGATTGATTTCTTAGCCGTGATGGAAGAGAAGATACGCAAGGAGCGTTTTGCTGATGGGATGCTCAAGAGGAAAAAGCATTACCCTTTTTTCATGCCAACTGATTTTGTTGATGGCGTCGGCATGGTCATGAATACGCTTGACAAACTGATTGAGCATCTCAAGGAAAATCGTCCAGCAGGTGTATGTCCATCTTGTGACGGTGCTAAATGTGCCGATTGTAACCTTTCTGGTATGGTCCCGCGTTCTTTATACGCAAAGCTAAAGAAGGGTGCAACAAAATGATTCCGGTCCCCCATGATTTTCAATTGGATGTTGTCAGTCGTGTTCGTCAGAGGTTTGTTGAAGGCAAGCGTATTGGCGTCTTGCAGTCAGCCACAGGTAGTGGCAAGACGACTGTCGCATCCTATATCGCCAAAGAAGCCGCTTCGCGTGGCAATCCTGTTTTGTTCTTGGTTCACCGTCGCAAGTTAGTCGATCAAATAAGTTCGCGCCTTGAAGAGTTCCAGGTAAACCACGGAATTATCATGCGCGGTCAAATACCCTACGGTTCGGCTCTTGTTCAAGTGGCGAGTCGAGATACCATAACTTCCCGATGCTTTACTCACGAATGGAATGGTCTCCCGCCTGCCAAACTGGTCATAGTTGACGAGGGGCATCATGCGGCCGGAGAAGAATCGGAATACAGGAGAATCTTGCAACAATATCCGACATCTCGCATCATACTTTTGACGGCTACTCCAGTCGGTCCCGACGGCAAAGGCATGGGACCGTGGGCGCAATTCATTGAATGCGCTGCGCCTACATCCCAGCTTGTCCGTGATGGGTTCCTTGTTCCGGTCAAGTGCTACGCGCCGGATCGCAAGGTACATCGTGGCAAAGCCAAACGTGGCATCGCTGGCGACCTTGTGGAATCATGGAAGATGTATGCGGAGAATTTACCTACCGTCCTTTTCTGTTCTCGTGTATCCCATAGTCAAGACGCTGTTGCGTCCTTCAAGGAAGCCGGAATAAAAGCCGTTCATGTGGATGCCGATACGGATGACGTGACGCGAGACGATGCCTTTCGTGGCCTAGAAACTGGATCTGTCAAGGTTGTGTCCAATGTTGGCATCATCAAGGAGGGAGTTGACGTTCCGTGTCTTGGATGTTGCCAATTCTACATGGACCCATCGGGACGAGTAGGTTTTCTTCAAGGATGCGGCCGAATAATGAGACCCTATCCTGGAAAAACGCACGGCGTTCTAATTGATCATGCTG